AACACAAATATGGTATAAATAGTATTAGTCACCGAAAGGTACAATACGGAGAACCAAATGCATTAAAGGTGTATATTATGTGTAAATTTATGGAGAAGATTAATGCACAACTTAATATCTTATAATCAATTAGCAGGAGAAGAAACTTTCGATCCCGATAATGATCTAATCGCAGATTACTATCAGTGTTTAATCGAATGTGATGAGAGTCAATCAGTCTGTAAACGTATATGTAAGGAGGTTTTAGTTTAAGTAAACCTTAGTAAAACAAGAATCAATAACCCCTTGACTTTTTAGTTGAGGGGTTTTATACTGTAAAAAAGTAGAAAACAAATGAGGTTCAAAGCACTTGTACATGTGAGATTGAGAGGATCTGTATCGGATGCTGCTGGTAATGCAGTAATGAATAACACACATTTGGTTGCTCCTAAACTTAAACCTCATTTGTTGAGGATAGGTAAAGCAATTGATTTTTGGTTTGATGCAGAGAGTGAAGAGGTAGCAAGAGAACAAATGGATCTTCTTTCTGATAGATTCTTATCTAATACAGTTATAGAAGATTGGGAGTATGAATTAGAGGAGACTGAAGAAACTGGAATAGGAAATATATCAAATGATAATGCTGGAACTTCAAAACACCACCTATTTGATAACGATGATACATAACACAGATGCTATGGAGCAAATGAAAAATCCTCTTAGTCCAGTGAAGATGGTAAGAGAAACTTACTCTCGCTGGTTACAGAAGAATATAACTGAGGTACAGGTACAGTTTAAGGATGAAGAACCTGCATGGATACCTTATACAACCCTATTAGCAATGCAAGAAACAAATGAGGGATGAACTTTTAGAACTATTAAAGAAGGATGCTTATAAAAAGGGTGAATATACCCTGTCATCTGGAAAGAAGAGTGAGCATTATGTGAACTGTAAACCAGTCACATTAAGTGGTAGGGGTCTTACTCTTGCTAGTTTATTGATGTTACAAGAGGTGAAAACTTCCTATGTTGCTGGTCTTACATTAGGTGCTGATCCATTGGTGAGTGGAGTATCATTAGTGTCTGCTCTTGATAGTAGATTAGTGAATGGTCTTATTGTAAGGAAAGAGGCAAAAGGACATGGTACACAGGCATGGATAGAAGGATTGCTACCACCTGAAGGAACTATCATTACCGTATTGGAAGATGTAATCACCACTGGTGGATCTGCCATCAAAGCAGTAGAGAAATTACGTGATGCTGGTTATGTCGTGAATACTGTCGTTTCTATTGTAGATCGACAGGAAGATGATGAAGCAAATTCTGCTATGAAATTGTCAGGATTAGAACTTAAAAGTCTATTCACATTAGAGGAGATTGCATCTATATAATAATAGTTTGTATAGAAGATCACAATGGCAACTATCACTTTACAGTCACCTGATGGATCAACAGAAACCTTTGAATGTGATGAAGATACATTTATTTTAGATGCACTAGAGGAAGAGGGTATAGATCATCCATCATCATGTAGATCTGGTGCTTGTTCTTCTTGTGCAATGAAACTTGTAGAGGGAACTGTTAATCAAGAGGAACAAACTTTCCTTGATGAAGAACAAATGGAAGAGGGTTATGTATTAACTTGTGTGGCATATCCTACTTCAGATGAAGTTACTTTACTCACTGAGCAGGAGGAAAATCTGTACTAAATACTAGTTCAGACGTAGATTAATATGGTTAATGTCAAACTTATCGGACAAAAAAGCAGCAAAGAAAATTATTAAACTTGCAAAAAAACATCCTGACTGGTATACTGAACAAGACGTATATTATGCTAAACAAGTTAAAAGACAACTTAAACAAGAGAAACAAGCACGAAAGGAGAATGAACTGAATGACCAAGGAGTACACTGAAAAGGAGTATTGGGAAGGTAAAGTTCCTGATGAATTATTTGAAGAGTATCTTAAAAAGTATGGTTATGAATATACTCCTACTGATTACAACAAAATCCCATCACGTTATTGATTATGGCACTGTCACAACAAACATTAGATTATTTACTTGAAGCAGAAGGTAGTATAAGATCAGCACTTAAATTTGCTGCTACTAATGAAAAACCTTTGGTTATAACTCAAATATCTAAATTATTATATGATATTGAGAGTATGAAAGAGTTTGAGAAGTTGCAGGACATTGTGGATTCTCATATGAAAAATAGTGATTAAGTATTAAGTTATACTATAATAGTATAAAGACAATATTAAATTTATAGATAAATCATATAACTATGTTATAATATCCTCACATACCACCATAGCACAATGATTAACCTAGACGAACGATACCTATCCTACTTGGATGGTAGTAAGAAGATGAGAATAGATGGCATAGAAGAAAAGGTTGAGTCTTATGGTTGGCACTGTGATGGTAATGATATTATGGGTCACTATGTAACTACAGAAAATTATAAGTTGTTTTACAATATGGAAGGAGGGTTCACTAAAATGGTTGCACTTGAGGAACTGTCACACCCTCTTGCTCAACCTGCTCTTCTTGATGTATAATAGGATTATAGACAAAAATTAAAAATGAAAATAGCACTTGCAGCATTGTTGGCATTAGCACCAGTTCCATCTCTTGCTAGTCCTGTTCCTAATCATTCTCAAGCAGGGTATTCTAATCAAAGAAGTTGTCATAAGACAGAATATAGAGAAGAATATATTCCAGGAACAGAGGATAATCCTGGATATGTAAAGTCATGGAAGGATACTATTGAAGTTCCTTGTCAAGATGTTAATCCTGATGTTGGTTGGAGAAGACATCCCTCACCAACAAGACCATACTATCGTAGGCATGTAACTGTTTATGAGGATACTAATGATTGTAGTGATGGTAAGATTGCTGGTGGATTGTTAGGTGGTGGTATTGGTGCTGCTGTATCAAGAGGAGATGGACGTTGGTGGGCAATCCCATTGGGTGCAGTAGTTGGTAGTCACATTGGATGTGATCTTGCTGGTGGTTGATTAGGGGGGGTCATGGGCAAAGTGTTCCTATAGTGAACACTAATTTATTATATCATGGCAGCAGGAAATCGAACTGAACATTATATTCAGGATGCAACTGAGCAAGATCTAGTTTATCGGGTGCAGAAATTTCTTGTACTCGATAATCTTGCTGTAACTGATGATTGGCAAGAAAAGAAGAAAGAGTTTGATGATAGACTTGTTGAAGGTGGTATTGTTAAAAAATATCCAAAGTCAGATCAAGCAGGGTGTATTGATAAAAGTTATAGTTTAATATATCAGCAACTAAAAAATTATCGTTCTAATATTAAGTTTGATATTATATGGATTGGAAAAGATGGTAGAAATGAGAGTAAAAAAGGAGATTTTATTCTTAGATATGAAGATGGATTAGAAGTTTCTTATTCTCTTAAAGTATATGTAAAAGGATATGCTTCCATCCAAGTTCGTAGTGGCACATATAATTCATGGATCTTATCTATTATTCTGAAAGAGTATGCACTCCCTAGTGTTGGGATGTATAGTAATCCTATTTCAGAAGATGAATGGAAAGAACTTACAAAAGGTATGAAATATTCAATTAGAAAGTATAAATCCAAGTTTGATGGTGGAAAATCACTTGCTATAAGAGATATAGTTCTTAAATATCTTGGTTTAAATAGTGCTATTGATCTTCTTCATGCTTTAGATAAAGTAAAAGAAGATTCTATTGCTAGATTTAGAGATGATCTTCATACGAGGAACTACTTTAATGATGGTGTAGAGGAGGCATGGGAAGATCAATGTAAAGTTGCTGGAAATGCTGGAGCATCTCTCATTTGTAATTATCTAAAGAATAAAAATGTAGATATTAAAGATTGGTTGCTTAAACAGATTGGATTTTCTGGAGGTGAAGAACTTCTTGCATTATCTCCAAACAACTATCTATTAAGTACAAATAATGAACAGTACAAGAAAGCAGTAGCAAGAGCATTATCTGAAGAATCATTTGTAGATTATGGTGTTAGGGGTAAAGGAATTGGTTTTACATTTAAGGATAATCAAGGAGATATTATTAGTATTAATGTACCATTTACACTAAACAAGAATGGTGCATGGTGGACTAGAGTACCTGAGTTTGAGGGTAAGAAACCATATCCTGGTAAAAAGAAAGATAAGGGAACTATGCTTTCATATGGGGAGTGGAGACCACAGAAGTCACAAGAGATGGCAACAAGTATCAACACTTATGTAGAACTTAAAGCAGCAGGTATTTGTTAATAATTGAACACACAATACTTGAAATCTCTTTCAAGATGATATATACTTGAAAAAGATTTCAAACATGAATCAACCTGATTATTCTTTGAGTAAATTATTTAACATGAGAACTGCTATTGGTGACTTGGGTGTTATTAGACCTCAAGATTTTAAACCTGCACCACCTTGTCCACAAAAAGGATATAGATGGGTTGAGGGAGGGAAGGTATTTATGATACCCATTGATGATTGGGAGTCTGATTATTCATCTGATCCTAATAGTAAGATAGAAGATGATACTCATTATTCTAAGTTAGAAAGTAATATCTTAACAATGGGTTTTGATTATGATTTTGAACCTGGTCATGCAGTAAAGATTCCTGATAGTCATAAAGTATCTGGAAAGTCTGCAAGAACACGATATAAAGTATTCCTAAATCATGGTCAACCAGAGTATCCTGTTAGGTTAATGGAACCTATTGAGGGATATGATGAAAGAACATCATCTTTCTTGGAATCTTTTATTGCAGATATTAGTCATAGACCTGCAAGATCATTAAATGAGAAGCAAATTGCTAAATCATTGTGGTATCAGAAACAAGAGGGGATTGCATGGTATCATGGACAAACTATAAATCCTGTTACAGATGAATATTCTTACGGTAAAGAGCAATATGACCATGCTTATTATCAGGAACTTCATATAGATCAACAGTATGCACATAAAGCATCTTATACTAGAATCTGGAATTTAATTGAAAAGGGATTCTCTACCAGTTCAAAGATTAATGATGTGAATGAAAAGACAATTAAGGAACAAATAAAAGCATCTCATTTAGGTGATGGTAAAGATGGATTTAAAGTTGCTGTATTCTGTATGGATGATCCACAGGCAAATGCACCTGGTAAATTATGGAAATTAATAACTGAACCTAATACCAAATTTCGTGATGTTGCTTTTACTAAGAAAGCAGACACAGCAGAAGAAGTAATTAATTTACGAGAGCAACTTGTGGATACTATGCAAACTCGTGTAGGTTTGATGATTGACGCTGTATTAAATGATTCTCTTATTAGTGGTGAGGTAAGAACTATTGTTAAAGAGAGAAAACTTAAGAAGATTTTTGACAATTATGAACTTTACTCCTATAATCATAATGCTGATGAGAAGGAGTTAGTTAGACTTGCACTTTGATGTAGTAGCAACTAATCCACCATTTCAGGATTCTACCAATAGGAAGAAGACTCAACATAAATTGTGGATTAACTTTACTAAACAAGCATTTGATAAATGGTTGAAACCTGATGGTTTACTCCTTCAGGTTTCTCCTAGTAGTTTCTTGTCACCATCTAGTAAAGTATTAAAGATATTTCAAGAGAAGATTGTCGAGTATTTACGATTAGATATTAAAGAACATTTTCCAACGGTGAATAGTACCTTCGCATACTATTCTGTTGTTAATAGTAATACTAAGGGTGAATCTACAAATATCGTGAATGAAAAGGGTGTGTTCACTAAGAGGATTGATGATACTATATTCTATATACCTAATGATTTCTGTGAAGAGTCATTATCTATTCATAATAAGGTAATATTTAATCAAGATGATAGATTAGAGGTGAAGTATGACTATGTTACATGTCATAACGTATTAATTCATAGGAATGATACTATTAGTAAGACAGAGACAGAGAAACATATCTATCCAATATATCATACAAATAATCAGATATGGTATTCCCAAGTAAGACAAGAGTGGGCAGATAAGAAGAAAGTAATGTGGACAAGAAGTGGTTATACTAAACCATTTTATGATGATGGTAAGTATGGTGGAACAGATATGATATACTATGTGTTAGTTGATAGTGATGATGAAGGATTAAATTTACTTCATAACTTACAATCAAAACTTATGAAGTATATCTTAGAGACTGCAAAATGGTCTGGGTTTGGCAATGAGAAAGTATTTACTTCTCTTCCTAATTTACCAAGAGATAGGAAACTATCTGATGAGGATATATTTAATCTATTTAATTTAACTGAGGAAGAGATTAGTTATGTGGGATAAGATTAGAGATAAGATTAACGATCATGCTTACATGAGTAGCATTGATAGAGATAAACAACGCATACAATCTACTGCTGAGATCTTTACACCAACTGATCTAGTAATTGAGATGCTCAATAACATTGACATCAACAGATTAGATGCTGGTAAGACTATATTAGACCCTGCTTGTGGTGATGGACAGTTTCTAACAGCGATCAAATGGGTTAAGGTTTATATACATCAAATGACTGAAGAAGAGGCATTACAGGACATTTATGGGGTAGATATTATGAGAGATAATGTTGATTTATGTAAGAAGAGATTGGGTGGTGGAACTATATTAATGGGAGATTCTCTTAATCCAGATAATAGATTAAAGGATCAAACTGAGGATGAATATAGAAAAGTTATTTCAATATTATTGGGTACTGTAGATGTTGAGGAATTTATGTTATAATGGGGGTCATGTCTAAAGTGTTAATATAGTGTGAGGGATATGTGGTTCTACTGCCCGAAACATCATCTGCAGTCATGGGTAATGCCTCTGCAGTAACTGATGTAGTAGGGGTTCAGGTGTAAGCGATTCCCAGTAGGTAAATTTGGGTATATAGGTGAAACCTATGTTGATGCCCCACTCCCTCACTGCTGCAACCCCCTTTGGTAGTTTCAGGGTTGGAGGCGATAGGAAACTACCACACCTTATCACTTACGAGGAGATGGATGTGCCTCTCGGTTCGCAACCGAAGAAAGAACTAACATCCGCTAGCTATTACTAATTTCTAATGTTAGTTGATTTAACTAAAAAAGAACTCAAAGCATTGTGTGAGTTTATTTCTTACAACAATGATATTGACAAAGAACTTGATGCCATCTATGATAAGTTAGGTGGCATTTCTAATGCCTGTACATGTAAGGAGGATTCTAATGCCTAATGAACAACACTTCATCAATAAGACTGATGAAATGCTGGAGAAGTTCATAGAAGAATGTGAACAAGAAGCAGCAAAACTTGAGATTACTGTTGACTATTACCTAGCGGAGTTTGTATGATGCAGATATTCGCAATCTTTACTATTCTTACAATCTGTGCTATTATTGGTGCAGTATATTTACTAAATCTTTATAACCCTAATTAGAATCATGGCAAAAGAAAAACTTTATAAAGTATTAGAACTATCAACACAAGGTTGGTCGTTAATTGAGAATAATGCCCAGAATCTTACAAGTCAGCAAGCAGATGCAAAGATTCAAGAATCTCTTGAAAGTGGTACTGCACCTGATCGTCTAAAGATTGTAGTCCAAGATGATCCTCGCTATCCTACTGATGTAGATCCTGGTTGGTTACCAGCAGATTAGATACATAATAATAACTCTCCCCCTGACAATTAATGTATGAACCACGAGTTGATGATTACGTCATTTGGAATCGACCAAATGGAGACAAAGAAGAAGGTTGGGTATATTTTAAAGGAGATCCAGTAGACAATGAGAAACGTGTAAAACAGGGATGGAACTCTGTATCACGATACATTACCATAGAAACTTCAGTAAGAGATAAACCAGAGTGTGTTTACACTTCTGGTAAACCTATGTTGCATAAAAAGATTCATTGTTTGTTATTATGTAATGAACAATGTTGGGGTGAATTAGAATATGTAAAGAATAGAAGAGAATATAACATGGCAGATGGTTACAAATCACAAGAGGGTAGGCATCCTGATTATTAAACAAGGGGGGTCATGTATAAAGTGTTGATATATTATAATTAACAATCAACAATTATGACTCCTTCACAAGTTATTAAAGAACTTAACGAATTAAGAGAAGAATGGCGAAACCAATGCTTTAAATATACACCAGAACAACAAATTAGATATGATCGTTTAATACAATTAAGAAGAGATAGAGTTAAGTATTTTTATGCTAATGATTTAGTTTCTAAGGGTACTCCTAAAAAGGTAGACAAACCAACTCAGAAGGAGACTACACCATAAATAACTAAAAAGTCAGAACTATGCCATATCACGTTAAGACACCAGGTAAATTAGAGGTCGGTGATGTCTACTGGAAGGGAGACAATACATGGACAAATACCTATGCTGATCGCAAACAGTTTGCTAATATATCAGATGCAAATGCGGTGAAAGCAACAACTGTCACTCAAAATGGTGTAACTTATCAACCCAAATGGTTCGCTAATTCTACAGTCGTTACTGAGTGATGAAAACATTTCAAGAGTTCATTTTAGAGGCATACGATCCTGAGATACAAGGTAGATCCCAGATCCGTAAGCAGGGTCAGGGTGGAAGAGTAGGTGCTGAGAGAAAGAAAACAGAACCAGAGAAAAGAAGGGTGAAAGCAGTAGGTGGAGGTAAAACTGCACCAGCAGCAGATTATAAACCTAGAAAAGATATAGGAACACAACGTCCTAAATCTACAAGAGAACAGCAACCAACGCAAGCAAGAGGAAGTGCTGCTTTATCTCCTAGAGAAGCACAGAGAAAGGCAGCAATGGAAAGAAGAGCAGCAAAATCTGGTGCTAAAACTAAAACAGCATCCGAACTGTTAGCAAAGAAAACAAAGAAAACTGTTGATCCTAAGTATAAACAAGTAAAAGCAAGTGGTATGACTCAAAAGGAGAGAGATACACTTCGCAAAAAGGGTGAAAGAAAACTAAGAGATCTAAGATTACAAGCAACTGGAAAAACAAAAGAAAGTGAATTAAAGTACCCAGTAACAACGAAAGAGGTTAATAGAAGAAATAAAAAGAAATAGGGGGGTCATGCCTAAAGTGTCCTTATAGTGAAGGGATACTACAGGGTAACGTCCAACAGACTTCGCACGTGCTGTGACCCACCTTCCACCTATAAAGTCCCTCTAAGCGTCTGTGTGGCGTTTTAGAGGATTTTATGGTATAATAGTTATTATGGTTATTACTTTATGATTAAACTTCGTGACCATCAACTTGCAATACTTAATACTTTACAAGAGAATCGTAAAGGTCAAGTTATTGTACCTACTGGTGGTGGCAAAACAATGTGCATGATTGAGGATACAAAGTATCAATTTACAGAGAATAGTTTACCTAAAACTATGGTAATTGTTGCACCTCGCATACTATTAGCACAACAATTATGTGAAGATTTCTTAGAACTAATTGATGATGTAGATGTACTTCATGTTCATTCAGGAGAGACACATCACAAAAGTACAACTAAGGTAGATGAGATAGATTACTGGGTTAACAATAGCACAGAGAATCTATTAATATTCACTACATATCATTCTCTTTGTAGAGTACAAGAGGCAGAGATTGAGGTGGATACAATATATTTTGATGAAGCACATAATAGTGTTCAAAAGAACTTTGTTGAGGCAACTGAGTATCATTCAATGTATGCTAATCGTTGCTATTTCTTTACTGCTACACCTAAACATTCCAAGACTCCTTTTAAGATAGGAATGAATGATGAGGACATTTACGGTAAAGTTTTATGCAATGTACCAGCACCTCAGTTAGTAGAACAAGGTGTAATTCTACCACCTAAAGTTACTATTAAGAAGATAGATGTTGTGGATGATAGTAGATTTAAGCATGAGCATGATTGTGACCATGTTATATCAACTATGGATGAGATTGATACTGATAAAGTATTAATCTGTGCTAGATCTACCAAACAAATTGTTAATCTAGTATCACAATCTGACTTCTGCATTGAGTTAAGAACTCGTGGATATTCTTGGATGTATATTACTGCTAAAACTGTCAATGAGTGGGGTAAAGATGATACTAAGAAGTTTGTAGTATTACATCATAGTATATTATCAGAAGGTATTAATGTATCAGGATTAGAAGCAGCAATATTCTTAAGAAATATGGATTACATTACTATTAGTCAAACTATTGGTAGGGTGATAAGAAAAGGAGGTGAAAATAAAACTTATGGATTGATTTCTGTACCAGTATATGATAGAGTAGGTATCAGTACATCCCGTAAAGTTGAGGCAGTTGTTGATACTATTTTTAATCAAGGTCAACCAGCAATTTCTGTAATTACTAAA